TACCATTTGCATAGATACCTTTTAAAGTTTCAGGATCACTGACTTTTAATTTATTTGCGTTTGTAACTTTTGTTAATCCACCTGATATAGGTAAAGCATCAATTGTAAAAGCACCCATATTATCCGCTACTCTTTCTGCAAAAGTATCAGCAGTAAAAGAGGGATCTATAAAATTAAGAAATTCAAAAACTTCATAAAGTTTTTTTTTAGTTTTTTCATTTGCAGGAACAAAATCAAAATTAGGTAATTCTTCCTTTTCAGAAATTAGTCGTTCAGAACCCTGACTAATTGCATAAGAGGGAGTTGTGTAATATCCAACATCAATAACAGTATTTAGAATATCTAAAATTCTTTTATTAGCGCCTTGTGAATATGCCATGATAAAATCAGTTTCTGGTTCTGGAAATTTACCTGATACTTGAGATCTTGTAAGGTTGTTTGTTTTTAGATATTGATTAACAAAGTAGTCAATGTCTGTTGGATTTTTATCCAACTTTTGCATTTCATTTACTATTGTTCGAATATCATCTCTTGCGTCTAATATTTTTTCTCTTTTTTCAGGATCATTTGGTAAATAAAATTTTTGATTTTCTACTACTAATTCAAATTTTTCATTGTCTATTTGAAGTTGTTCTTTATCGTAATTTTCATTTAATTTAAGGCTGTCAATTCTTTGTTGATCGAGGTTTTGATCCTCCATTATTCTCTCTGTAGCAGTAACCATTAATTTGATCCTTCATCACGAGGATCACCTAAATTTAAATCAAGATTTAGGTCAGATAAGCCTTCGTACTCATACAAACCTGAGAACATGTAAGGTGCAGGATTTTCTTGTTTCCATTGTTCCATTGCTAGTGCCCATTCTTGAGCAGAATTTATATCTCCCCTCGCAGCAATTTGCGAGGCTGCTAAATCTTTAGTTAAGAGATAGTTTAAACCTTTTGCAAATTCTCTATTGAATTCACCAGGTGCACTTAATCGTATAGTAGTATTAAATAAAGCTACTAATTCTCTTTCTGATATTTGACCAGCAAGTTGATCAGATGCTGCAATACCAAATTGTGTGCCTAAAGCATCAATGATTGCAGAATCACTTGCTTCATTTAAAATATCAATATTTGCAAAATCTAAAATACCTTTTAGATCTACTCCTAATGGTTCTAAAATTTCTTGTAATACAGTTGCCTTCGGTGTCAAAATACCTGTATTAATATCCTTATCAAATAACTTCTGTGAAACTTGATTTACTTTAAATAACGCATCTTGTTTTTTTGGTGTTGACATAATTAAATCAGTAGATACTTCACCCCATTTTTTTTCTGCGGAAGTTTCATAAGTTCTTTGATCTGTTAACTCTTCGTTTATACCTTTAAGCTCAATTTCTTCTTGCTGTGATAATCCTTCATTTTCTTTTTTTAATAGTAATTCAGTTTGTCTTGCACGAAATCTTTCTGTTTCAGTGGATCCATCCCCTACTTCATCTTCTACCGTAAAATCAAATATTTTTGTTGTAACATTACCCAACTTATCTTCGATAATAGCTCCAAATTTACCTTCATCTGTAATAAAGGTTTCTTTGAAGGTTTCACCTGATGTTGTATCTAAACCTAATAGTTGATTTTTTTGATCTTGACTATAAGTATCAAATTGATCCATAGTCATTTCAACACCACCTGTCAATTTAATTACTTGCTTTTCATCTTCATCCACAGTTCTAAAATCAATAGTCTTAGGAGTTTTATCATCAAGTGTTCTTATATCAACAAGTTGATCATTAACTACCATGTAATTATCTTTTTCATCGACTGGTTGTAAAGCTTCTGTAACAGCAGCAACTGCCGCAGTATTTGCTGCATCTATTTTATCTTCTTCACCTGCAATTCTTTGTGATTTTGCTCCAAGTATATTAGCTAAAAAGTCATTAAACTTTGCAACTGAAGAGGTTGCCCCTGGTGCAACAGGATCACTTAATGGTGACGTTGCTCTTAAAACATCTTCTGCCGTAACGCCTCTATTAACATTTAAACGATCAATACCACCTGTTTGGAAATCACGAGCATAGTCTACTAATTGTGAATATTCATCAGGTCCTAAACCACCAAAAAGTTTTCTTTTATAAATGTCAAATTCAGCCATTAAAATCCTATCCTGTTAAAAAACTACCATAATTACCACCCTGACCACCTAGAACGCCTAGTCCTAAGATGCCAGTTTGTAAAGCAGTTAAATAAGGATTAGGAGCTTGAGCTTGTTCTAGTGTTGTCGTTCCTTGGGGCACACCTGCTAAGAGACCTGCACCAAATTGTAATCTTGAGTAAGGTTCTTCCTGAGCAGCCAATATGTTTTGACGCATAGCTTCTTGTTCTGCCTGACGTTGAGTAACATCTATTGCACCAATCCCACTTAATAAACCTATGTCCTTTGCAGTCGCTTGTTGCCCTGTTAAACCAAGAGCAGCCATTCTCTGTCCCATCGCACCCATCTGTCCCCCTGCATAAAGTTGTCTTTGACGTTGACCTTCTTGTGCAGCTTGTGCAGTAGATAGAGCTTGTAAATAATTTTGTTGTGCGTCTTCAGCAATTCTTTTGGATTTAATATCTTGTATATTTCTTTCCAATTCCGCTCTTTGCACACCTTCACGACCACCACCAAACGCACCTGCACCAATTGCACTAGCTGCCGCTTGATTACGAGCAATATTTCCCTGGCGATCAATTTCTTTTAAAGCTTCTTGAGTTACATTTTGTTGATATGGACTCATAAAATTTTGAACACCAGCAGTTGCAGAATTAGGATCAAAGATACCCGTTGACTGAGCCAATTGTTCTTGACCTGCCATTGTTTGTTGAGCCGCAGAATCAAGATAAGGTTGGAAAGATCCAATACCTAAAGTTTCAGGTGTAATGGCAGTAGCTGCCTGATTGGCAGCAGCGATTAATTGTTGTTGAGGGGCACTGAGTGCGACTGCCTCTTGAGCAGGTACATCTCTTGGTTGAGTTATCATACCTGGAACGTAATTTTCATCACCTTCCTGCCCAACACCAAAATACGTATTAAGTAATTCTTGTGTTCTTTGTTGAATATACTCCGGGGGTAAATTCATTCCTACTTGAGTTGGTGTTGCCATTATGCTTTACCTCCGTATTTATCTTGTAAACTGTATAAGAAACTTGATCCTCTTTCTCGAGCATCTGAATCGTCTTTTGCTCCCATGGATTCACCGAGTCCACGGACAGTTCTTGCATTAACGACAAACTCGCCATCACTTAACATAGCGGGAATGTCATCAGATGTTTCTGTTCCGGGTCCTTCTATTTTACCATTCTTTCTTGGAAAACCACCTTCAGCTAAGGCTACAATACCACCATTAGCAAAACCTTCTACATCTTTAATAGGTGTGGGTTTATCAAAACCCTCAAAGGCTGTGTCTGTAGTTACTTTAAAATCTTCATAAGAAGGCCCGCCTTTTGAGTCTTGGTCAAGTACACCACCGAGTCCAACTGTAAAAAGACCTAGTTTGTAAAGAGTGTTTGCATCAAGTAAATTAGTATCTTTTGGATCTAAGGTGTTACCTACTAATGATTCCATTCTCTTTCCTAATGCATTTTTGATAATTGGATCATCTGTAGTTTCATATTGGTTTTTGAGACTTATAAACTCATCACTATCTTGAAGTTGTTTTAAACGATCTGCACTGCTTGTTTTTTGAAAAACATTAAAAAGATCACCAAATGATTTGTCCATACCCCCTTTTATAAAATCTCCTGCTACTGGAATGCTACTTAAAAAATTGTCAACTCCAGGAATTTTTGAGCCTAAGAATTGTGTGCCTTTACCACCAACATAACCAAGTGCTGCATTTTTCAATGCCTCATCAGCTTCATCACCACGTGCTAAAGATCCTATTCCTGAGCCAAGAGCCGCACCCCCTGGTCCGCCAAAACCAAAGCCTATAACTGCTCCTACTGCTGGTAATATATCTCTAAATTCAAATGCCATAAGTTTTGCCTTTTATACTATCTATATTTATACGGAAAAAACTGTTATTATGCAATATATCAATATGAAGAAGATACTAAAAGTAAATGTAGAAGAACTAGATATTGTTCTTATCAAATGGGTAGATGCCTTTGATGCTTTCGGTGCAGGTTGGTTTGAATGGGAGGATATCCTAACCAAAGGTGTTTTAGCTAAGTGTAATAGTGTTGGCTACCTTTTACATGAAGATAAGGAAAAGATAGTTATATTTGGTGATGAAACAGGAGAATTTGCGTCACGTATTACTGTTATACCTTCAACTTGGCAACTTACTAGAGAAATATTACGTAAGGGTAAAAAAAAATCTAAGGGATCTTCTTAAGCCATTTATCAGGATTATCCGATTTATCATGATACCAAGTAGATTCACGACCATACATTACAGCTAAATGCACTCCTTTTTTATAATAATCGATAAGACCTTTTTTACAACCTTCAGCGACAGATTCCATATAATAATCATCCCCAAACAGTGTTCCATTATCTTTTAATTTTGGTAACCAGTTCATAACATCATTTATTACAGATTCATATTTGTGATCAGCATCAATCATTATTGCGTCAAAATATTTATTTTGAAATAACTTCACCGCTTCATCCGTTTTCATTTTATGTACTTTTGTAATCCAACCTTGATCAATGTAATCTTTACAATTTTCTTCAAATTGATCATAAAAATTTGTTAAATGATTATGCTCACCTGCGGTACCTTCAAAAGTATCTACCACATGAAATTCAAATTTTTTGTTTAATTCTTTGAGCCGTGATGCAAGAAAGATGGTGCTCTTTCCTAGTAAACATCCAAGTTCAATAAAGCGACTTCCTTCAGGCAATTTATGAGCAATCATGTCATAAGTTTCCATATAATTAAAATATCCTGGTACTTCAAACCAAAATTTAGTCATTTTCTCTCTCTCTTTCTATTTTTATTCAGGGAGGGTATGTGCTCCAGCAAATACATTGGGAGCTGTTACGTGAACATCTCTTCTTATATCTGCTTCTTTTGTGTCTGTATCTGGATTGTCAATATCTGCCTGACATTCCTCATGTGAATTATATTCTTGACCTGTTTTAGTATTAGTGACAGTAGTTTCTACTTTTGCACTATATACAGGAACTTTTTTACCATCGATCGAGTCATAACGCAGGATCTTTGGTTCATCTACAATCTTTGCCATACTCTATTTTTATAGGTAGAAAGCTAGGAAATCAATAGGTTTATTGTTGTTGCTAAATTATTGAGTCCAAATCATATGTATACCAAATAGCTAATACGAACCTTTTTCCTTTTGTAACAGGATTAACCCCATGTAGGTATTTTTTTCCATCAAAAAAAACAGTTTTTCCTATTTTAGGCTTTATTATGACACCATTATCAAATGCTGTTTCTCCACCTAAATATCCTTCATTCAAATATGTAATTGATGTCAAATTAGTTGACTCTCTAGCTTCATCAAAATGCATATTTTGTTTGGAATTTTCTTTCCAAATAGTAATTTCAATTCTTTCTGGAAAGGCAGTTACACCTCTTTTACCTAAAAAATTAGTTGTATAAGAAACTATTTTTTTTGTAAAAGGTAAATCATATTCTTGAAGTAAAAGAATATTAATGTCTCGAAAAGGAACTGCTTCTTCTTCTTTTGTTATTGATAGTTTTGTAAGATATTGACAAACTTCTTTATTTAAAAAATCCTCTTCAATTAAAATCATTTATTGCTGTTGCTTGACTTCTAATACAGATATATCAGAGGTGAGATCTGTTGAAGACGCTTGAATTTTTAAAGAGTCTCCACCCTCATACACAAAAGGACCATTAAGTTGTTGAGTAGATCCATGAGCTACATCAATGTTATTAATTTCTACGTCAGTAGAACCATTATTATGTGTTATTTTTGCATTAACAGTACCGGATCCTGAATCATTATGAAGAACTATCGTTTGAACTATAAAGGTTGAAACAGGTGTTGGAGGAGTTGCTGCCACATTTGCAACAGGGACTGTAAAAATTGTTATAGCTGCAGTGTTAGCTGCTTTTTGTGTAAACCTTTTAAATACATCAGCCATCTATCTAAAAAACCACGCTCTTCTTGTAGACTCCTCTTGAGTGTCTTGTGTATATTGAGTGTTCAATTGTTGTATCATTTCCTCCAATTGTCGAATTAGTTCAGCAGACTGTTGAGCATCGTACTCAGGTCTAGGATCAGGAAATCTTTGTAATATTAGTTTTGCCATGTTTTTATATTAAACTATATTCTAATCAGGAAAAGTTATAATTGTGTTAAAAGCAATTATTGTTTTTCTATCCCCCTGTTGTATCGTAGGTGATTTATGAGGCAAGAAAGCAGGAAAACTTAATATGTCCCCCTCTTTACAACTAACTTGAAAATCTTTAAATTGAGTTGAGGTTCCTTCTGAACATTCTAAAAAATATACGTTAGAAAAATGACATCCTGCATGTGTGTGCCAACCGTGTGTGCCATTCTCAATATATTGTTGAAACCAAAAATTAGAAATTTCAACATTAGGAGCACCTAACTGTGATGTCATATTTTCTAAATGTTTTTCTACAGCTTTGAAAAAAATAAATCTATATTCTCTATGCATATTCACAGGTAAATTCCAATCAGTGTGATAAAGTTTGCATTGTTTTTCATGTATTGGATTATTAGGAATTAAATTAATTTGGTCTAAAAGATTTTTTTTTATTTCAATGTGATTTTCAATCTTGCTCTTGAAAATAAAATTATCCATTATCTTCTACCATCGGGTTGTATATCAAAACGTTGTGTGCCTAGTCTCCAAGCGGTGCCTGTTGTATTAGAGACAACGTTAACTGTGAATTCTCTTCCTCTTCCTCGTAGGCTTACAAACTCTGTAGTATCGGTAAAGGTTGCTGTCTTAATGACACTTGTCGTATTGTTTGGATAATATTTGAATTCTAAATTCATATTTAAAGTACCTTCTTGATTTTGAATATCAGGTATTAGTTTTTGTACAAAAAGAATATCATTACCATCACCTATTTCTACAGATCCTGATTTCACGAAAGCTGTCATGGCTTGACCGTCTGCATTATTTCCTGTCTCATGTAAAAACATTTGAGTGGCACCATCAGTTAGACCAGAGATAACTTCATTGTTGGCCGTGGTCGTTGGTAAGTAGTCCGAGGCTACAGGGTTATCATAAACTTCTCTATCAATCCAAGTTGTTCTATCTAGTGTTCCTGTCCACCAAGTTTGCTCTAGATAGTTATAAGCCACTACTGCATTAATTGTGTCAGATCCTGTTCTAGGATAAAACCATAATACTTCATTGTACTCACCGTTGTGACCTACGAAAGCATTTTCAGATCCTGTTATATTAATATTGTCAAAAACAAACTGTTCTACAGTACAAGGTAGTTTTTTAACTGTACCATCAAAAAGATAAAAAGAATCTTGCGACATCCAATAGGCAACACCATTCAAATCAAGTCCTGCGTGACTACCAATGATTCCACAGTTTTGACCTAACTGTCGTAAACCAAAAGTAAAAGGAGGACCAATAAATTGCATTGAGTGTAATGATGTATCTGTCCATACAAGTATTTGACCTCTTGATCGCTCTGCTGCCACGATTCGTGATCCGTCAGCAATTCTTAATGAGCCAGCAGTATTTTCTGCTGTAGGTTGATACGTGGTAATATCTTCTTGATCTGAAAATCTTATAAGTAAATCATCTTGTGAACTTACAGTTCCAATTGTGTTTTCTGTGCCCATAAAAAGTAAATGTCTATCGGGAGTAGAAACTAAACTTATTCTGGATGCGGTTGGTGCACCTGATATAGCAGCAGCTCTTGTGCTTACACCTGTTGATGTGTCCCATCTAAAAGCACCACCAT